GGCTAAGAAGTACAGCATTGAAGCCTGTGTCGTTGAATTTGGTATTGACGACGTGGTACGTTCAGACCTATGTAAGCAGTGGTTGGAAGCTTTCTACAAGGAGAATCTGTAATGGCTAAGTGGGAGATAGACTTTACGATGAACGACAAAGGAATCGTTAGCGAAGACATGGTAGAGAAACCTGCTCACTACAACGTAGGCAATATCGAATGTATCGAATACCTCAAGGACAATATGTCATGGGATGGCTTTACGGGGTATCTTGAGGGAAACACTAAGAAATACCTGCACCGTTGGCGCTACAAGACGAAGCCTCTGGAAGACCTCAAGAAGGCACGTTGGTACCTTGATCGTCTGATCCAAGAGCTTGATGGCCCAGATGAATGACATTCTCATGATAGGGTCTATAGCGTTTGTTGTCCTCGTAGTCGTACTGATCTGGGTCGTTAACGAAGGGGACTAGTAGTAAACAAAAGGGGAGCCTAAAAAGCTCCCCTTAAGTCATTCTTGAGTGTGTATCAGGTTACTTGCCGTAGGGCTTAGCCTTCTTAGCAGCAGGTTTAACCTTCACCGTAGCCGAAGCCTTAGCACCTGCACCAGCCTTACCTGCGGCTTTGCCCTTCATTTTGTTCATCATCATAGCAGTATCCTTACTTCTTCTTTTTGGGTTTATTAGGGACAACGTAGCTTTCAGCCTTGCCGGGTTTATAAGATGGGTTACCAAACGACCGACCAGTGATAAACTTTTTAGTCTCGTTCTTACCACTGCGGACTGTCGAAGTCTCGGTGTATCGACCTTGGTTTGGGCCAAAGGACATCTTACTTCCAGTACGAGCACTAGCTCCTGAACGGCCCGAGTATAGTTTACCTTTCACGTTACTTACCTTTCTTCTTCTTAGCGACACCAGCCTCACTGAGGGCAATGGCGATAGCTTGTTTCTTGGATTTAACGACAGGAGCTTTCTTCGAACCTTTAGGGTTCACACCACCATGGAGAGTCCCTGCCTTGTACTCGCCCATTACTTTAGCAACCTTGGCTGATTGCTTTTTGGTTTCTTTAGCCATCACTTTCTTCCTTGTGAGTTGACGGGTATTTTGTGTCGTCATAGCCATTACTGATTAATCCCCTTAGTAATAACACATCCACCAGCGATAGTTGCCGCAATATCGAAGGGATCAGGGATAGGGTCAATCATCTCTTTACCGACACCAGCTATCGTAGCAGCGGCACAGCCCAGTTCCCGTGAACCAGTAATGTCTGTAACAGCCAAAGAGATTCCTGCTCCTACACCTGCGTGAAGAGCCTTATCACAAGAGGGCAGGACGAGTAACGTAAACAGAATAACAGTAATACGCATTAGCAAGTCTCCAGTACATTCATAGCATCTAGTTCTCTTGCTGTTAACGTAGCGTGATCGGTGAACAACAAGTGCGAAGCTTCACGTAAGTACCAAGACTTTAGAGGCTCTGGGTAATACGACGCAATAGTGTCAGTCCACTTTTGGGAGTACCTGAACCGTTCAGTTGCACCGTGGAAGTTAAACTGAGCATCGGGACAGGAGCAGGCGTTAGGCAGACTGATGAAGATTGTAGCTGCACTCCCTATGGTGCCACAAAGGGCTACACCCTCAGGCTTAGACGCTAGCTTAGCTCTAGTCTCCTCGTACTCTTTAATCAATCCACCTCTGTCGTTCTCTATTAAGATACGCCCGTCACCTGAACGTGGGTAACCACAGGCCACTAGTAGGGGTAGGATAACGACAACAAGCACCTTAGAACGAAGCAGCGACATCGTTACTTACGGCCTGCGCTAGTGTTACGCTTAAAAGATCGGTTCTTAGAGGGAGACTGAACCTTGAGGTTAGACATCTTATTATTGCTCGTGTCGTTTGACTTGTGAGCCACGTCTTTACCGTCACCCTTGGACACCTTACCAGCCTTCTCCATCTTCCTACGTGCAGCGTTATTCTGTGCTCGTTTCTTCTTAGCCTCAGGAGACGAATGACTTACCTCGTATTCACGCTTATAGTCTCTGTCGTAATTCTTTGAGCTAGGCATTTCAGTATTCCCAGTGCTTTGCGACAGCCTTACAGACCTCGACGAACTCTTGTTGAGAGTATTGCTGTTTCATCATATTAACCTTCCTAGTCACAAGCTGACTATTTTCTTTGGAATAATGGCCTTTGCTGTCGATCCTGTCGATTGAAGCTAAAGCCTTCTGAGGGTGACCTGCGTCAGGAAACTCTATGTCCCAACCAGTTAAAGCACACCTATAGCTTTGCATTTCCATAAGGTCTGCAACATCATCCATTGTCAAAGACCAAACAATACCCCTAGTCTCTGCCCCTGCCTTAAACTGGTTAAACCAAGAAATCCTAATACCTCTGTGCCAACCTCTATGACAGTTCTCAGTTCGCTTATTAGAGCACTTTTTACACTCTTTACCTAATCGAAAAGACTCTACAGCGTAGTTCCGCCTGAGGTAACTTTGTTGCTCACCACAACTCGGACAGTTCTTGTACCAGCGTCCGTCTAAACCCTTAGTTACATCCATGATGCACCTCCTTTAAAGGAGTATAGCATAGATTACCATTTAAGTCAAGTCACCACTTGGTGAGGTTAGCCCAGTAAGCTGCACTCATCTTACCTTTGGCGATGTTCTTAGCGTGACGAGCCTTGAATGATTTCTGTCGTGCAGTAGGCTCTTTGTCCCCTGAGACACCCTGTTGACCAAAGCGAATAGTCTTAACGGTGTCGCCTTCTTTGGCAACGACAACATGAGACTTAGTAGGGTGCGTAGGGGTACGCTTAGGTTTATTGTAACCTGAAACACCTACTCTGTCAAGGCGAGGGTCTTTAGCCATAGTGATTATTTCTTCCTTGCAGTCTTAGCAGATTGTTTGAACGCCTTAGCCGTAGGGGCACCTTTAGTACCCGGCTTACGCATCTTCTCTCCTGAACCCTCAGCGATACGCTTACGCTTTAGGTGAATATTTGCGTAGAGACCTTTAGCCATTTCTTTTCTTTCTCGTGAATAAGTTAGTGATCCAACGACCAATTTCGTTAGGGCTAGGTAGTAACCATCCGAGGATTAACAGTAGAACGACCCATGGGGGCACCTCCTGAATGGTTACTTCCTTTACCTCGTCAGCTTGTACTTGGGCTTGGTTAACGTCTCTTCCAGCCTCAGTCCGGGTTGTCTGGCTTACGACTGCCTGATTGTTCTCCTTGCCCATCTGAACTTGAGCCGCCACGTTTGGCCCGCCCCCGGTCAGAAGAGATAGTGGTCCCTTCCCACACCCCGTTAGAAGACTTACCGAACCAATCCATACCGAAAGCAAGAGCAGCAAACGTAAAGACTGGCCACACAAGGATTTCAATCGTACTAGCATCTTTAGTCTCCACTACGTACATGAGCCAGAGAAGTAGAACGACCGCCAACTCTCTCTTCCAAGTCTTGCCCTTCATCTTATTCTGTGTCGTTATCTACAGGGACAGTGGTTAGTCCCATAGCTTCCAACGCTGTTAAGGCATCCACCCCACTGATAGCCGTGAGGTTACTAGGGGATGCAAGAAGAGGCTCTGTGCTGACTACTAGGGCCGCTTGTGCTCTCCCTGCGGCCACCATGTCGATAACCTCGTCTACGTCCCATGAGGGGCGCTCTAGAGGCGCTTGTGCCTTCTCCAGCCACGCGTCTGAGGCTTCCCACGAGGCGCAGGCGTAGAGGACACCGTCGGCGTCCTGCCAGTTGAGGTTGGAGAAGGTCAGCCCGTCGGCGACGCTGAAGCCCAAGCACATGGCGAGGTCGTTGCTGTCGGAGTTTAGAGGCTCCGGGGATGCTGATGTGATGCGTGGCATTAGATTACGATCCCTGTTCTGCTGGCGACCCAAGTTTCTGTGGAGGAGATTTGCCCAGTGTTCGACTGTGCGCCCCGGACGATCAGGCTGTAGAGGTGGCCGTTGAAGCGGAGGTCCGCGTTGTTTCTGGCACCGATGAAGAGCGGGTAATTGCCGTAGGTCCCCGTTCCTTGGTCGGTGGTGCTTTGCGCGGCTTGGGTGCCGTTGACGCGGAGGGTTGCGATGTCACCTGCAATATCCCCAACGCCTGTCAGGACGTTAGAGATGGGGGCGGTGAATCCGGTAGTAGCAATAGCCTCTGATGTAACGGTTCCCTTTGAGCCAAAAGAGTACCCCGGCTGTACGGCTCGGGGTGCAAACACATTGAATGCTCCATTATTGCCCCCCACGGTGGCTGAAAGCTCCGCGACACATCCCAGTGCGGCATCACTGTTCTTCCGCACCCCGGCGAACACGGTCATCTTGTCGGTAGACGTGAAGTTAATGCTCGGGGTAGCCAAGCTGTCGTTCACCCCGTCGAAGAACAGGTAGCTGACGGACGACACACCAGCCTCGGTGACGTTGTATTGGTCGGTCACGCGCTGGTAGGCCGTGGCGGTGGAGCCTGCTTCGAGTTGTGTGCCCCAAGCCTGAAGCGTAGGCGTATTGCTGTTTGACTGTATCAGGCACCGAACAAAGGTTACAGCGGATGTCGTGAGAGACACCTGAAAGCGCTGCCAAGAAGTTGTGAGCGAGCAAACCTGAAAGATTGCTGCGCCGCCGCTTTGCTGTATCCTGACAATAGCGGTCGTTGCGCTGTCTGCGCGAAGGTAGACAGAATACACATACGTGCTGTCAGTGGTCGTGGTATAGTCTTGCAGGACTAGTCCGTTAGTGGCCGACATAGCAATCGTGTCAGCAGTCATTGTTCCATCAGGCGCGACGGTGGTGTTGGCTGTGATGCTTGCATTTGAGGCAAACCAAACAGCATTACCAAACTCCTCCGTCCGCACCAGCAAATTCCTACGCCCACCGACAGGGTGGATGCCATAGATCGGGCGGTTGGCAGTGGTGGCCTGCACGGCGTGGTTGCCGGGGAGTTCCTTGATGGAGATGTTGTCTACTGTGACGTTTGTCGTGCTTTGTGCGCGGAACGAAAGAGTTGTCATCGAAGCAGGAGCAACGACGATTTCTGTAAAAGTGCCTACTGTGTTGCGAGTGATGCCATCTACCGTTGTTGCGCCTGCAAGTCTGATAAAAGCACCAGCCACGGAAATAGAGGTGATGGTGTAGGTGACTTGATACGATCTGCCTGCGGTGAGAGCGAGGGATTGATCAATGTTTGCAGATGTTCCGGCCACCTTCGTTGCCACACCCCCGCTGATCGTCCAGCCAGTGCCCTTGGTCCAGTCAGTGTCAGTAGCAAACCCGCCATTGACCACCAACTCAGGCCCCAGCACCAGCCCCCGCGACTTATCCAGCATAAGGCCCACGCTCTGCCCAGTCGTCGTCACAGGCTGTGTCCCTGCGGTATCCTGATAGAGCGTGGCATTCGGGAAGCGTTCAATGACTTCCGTGTTTACGTCCGTGATGCGTTGGTAGTCAGTGGCGGTGGCAGAGGCTTCGAACTGCGGTCTGCCTAGCAAGAAGGTGCCACTGCTGGCCGTTACGCGCCACTCAATGTTAGCAGTTAGGGTCCCCCCCGCAGTCGCGGAGACGAGCGTGTAAATGCGACCCGTGCCAAAGGCCACACTTGTCGTGCTGGTAAAGCCGCTTACACTAGAGAAGGCCCCAGTCGATGGGTTGATACTTGCCGCATGAGGGGCACCAAAGCCTGCAGTGCCATTCTCAAACACTACGTTGATGTTCGCTACAGCGCTCTCAAGATAAAACGACAGAGTGTACGGCTGGCCGCTTGTCAACCCTGTTCGAGTTTGCCGGATGCCACCGTTTGCGGATGTAACCGTAATCAGCCCAAGACCAAAACTGTAAGGGGTCGTCGTATTGGTGCGGGTTGATGTACCCAAGACTGCCGCTTCCCACGGAGAGGCCGTAAACTGCTCGGTATACGTCAGCAGGTTCCGACGCCAATTCAGGTTGGCAACGTCAGACGGGTCGAACCAGACGCCTTGTTCGCCGACAGAGAAGAGGGTATAGGGAGAGTAGGCCAACCACGAGGTCATCATATCTGCCAAGGAGTTTTGGTATCCTTGAGAGCGTAGGAAACTGAATTGCCTATCGTTCAAGGTTCCCATATGTCCTTGGTCACCCAGAGACTTAAACTCTCCGTCCACTGTAAGATTTGGATAGATTCTCATTTCAGAAACAAAGCCCTTTCTTCTTCCCTACGTTTGGTAAGGCCATTGAGAACCCTACCCTTTTGCTTATTCCACCTAAGGAACTGATTGGCTGCACCCTCGTAATCCCCAGAGTTAAGCAAACGGAGAAGAGTACTGGTTGCAAAGGCACCCTCCCCTACGTTAAAGACAAACGACACAAGGGCATCAAACTGGTTCTGCGTCAGGGGAACGACAACAGATTTATTCACTGCTTTCTCTGCCCACGTAATATCCCTACGGAGAAGTGCCTCAGCCTGAGCCTCAGTAATCTTCTGGCCCTGCTTAGTAGTATGCGTGTGGCCATACCCAATGGTCCAGACATCATTAGGTGTCGGTAGGTAAGCCTCTAGGCGCAGACCCTCGTGCTTCTTCACTAGGTCGATATTCTTGATAGAGAGTTGCTCACTATCGTCGCGCTTAATCTTCATCTCTTTGTCGTCTCCTCTACGAGAGAACCAATTAAGTACCCAATCCACCACGCACCACCCATGCTACGATTGAAGCGATGAAGCCACCACCAACAATCCACAGAATCTTCGACAAGCTGGAGTTAATGTTGCTCACGTTCCTGTCGATCTGGTCCACTTTCTGCTCAAGGAGAGCCAATCGTTTATCCATTTCAGCTATCTCCTTTTGGATGGCTTCTCCGTCCATTCCAATCCCCTACGTTCTTATTGGTTGACATTGCCGATACGTTTAGCCGTACCATCTTTACGAATGATGTAGAGACTTCCGTCAACGACAACAGAGTCACCGGGTTCAAGTTCACCAGCTTCCTGAGCCGCTAGGAACTCTGCATCAGATGCGTAGGTTTTATCTGGAGATGACGACAACTCTTGGATAGCAGCCTGAACCTCAGGGTCTACTGTGGTAGTTTGTTGTTGTTGTGTCGTTCCACCTTCATTGGCAGGGAGCATAGGAATAGCCTCTGGGAGAGCCGCTACAGCCTCCATAGCAGCAGCTTCCGTAGGGGCCGCAGGGGTAGTAGCCGCCATGGTAGATGATGCTCTAGGAGCGTTGTTTACGGCTCTCTGAACGGCAGGTCCAGCCTGTGCAGCCACAGTGTTAGCATCAGACGGGCGACCAGCACGGAAGGAACCACCAGCCGAACCAGAGATATTGAACGTAGCGGTACCACCTTCGATCTCTGCAATCATCTGGTTCAATTCTGCATCAGACGCCTTACGAAGACCTTCCCAAGTGCTCTTAAGGGCTGCACGTTTACCAGCCTCAGACTTACCAGCCATAACCTCCTTAGCGTGGAAGATGAACATGTCGTTCTGGACTTCGGGGGTGAATACTGTGTCGTCAGGAAGGCCCATACGCTCAGCCACCGACGCAAGCGTAGAGCCTACAAACTGGAAACGACCCATTGGGGTAGCTTTATACCCCAGTTGCTTACGTGAGTAATCTGCGTAGTCACTATCTGCAAAGTCCTTAAGCTGACCAATAGTCATTTCAGAAACATTGGTGCCAGCAAACGGCCCACCTGCACGGTTAGCAAACCCTAGCAAAGCGTTGTAGTCACCACCACCTTCAAACTTGTCGAGCAACTGAGAAGTGGTAGAACCGACGACAGTCCCAGAGGAACCACCCCCTGCGCCACCTTCAACAGGAACCTCAAGAGCCGTAAGAGCAGAGCCGATGGTCTGGATAGACGCACGACGGTCCATGGCCTGACGGATAGTCTCTGCGTTCTCTTGAAGTGCCGACATAGAGACACCACCGAAGCCACCCATACCGGGAATAACTCGACCACCTTGAGCAGCTTCAGGGGTCATGATGTAGGTAGTGCCATTCCAAACGATACCCTTACCTTCAAGCAAGTTGTCGATAGAACTAAGGTTTGTCGTCTGCTTACCCAACTCTACGTTAAGACCCGAGCGTACATAGGTCCGAGCCACAGTAGCCGACTCAGGGTCAATAGCGTCGAGAGCCTTCACATTGCGAATGAAGTTAGGGTTGGCTACAAGTTTCTTGAGGAAGTCATTCGACAAGAATTGATCGCTACCAGTCTCCATCATAACGGCACCGATAGTGGATGCGTTAGTCACAAACTGCTCACGGGCATCGACAGATTGAAGATTGTTCTGACCGACGACAGATGTTAGACGACCAGAGGCGTTAAGGCCATCGTAGATTTGCTGAGGGGTCTTACCAGCCACAGACTCTTTGACGACTTGAGGAACCGTAGTTAGGAAAGCATTAGGGTCAGTATCCCCAGAGATACTGCCAGAGTCTTCTACGATGTGGCCAAACAAGTTCTGTGTCGTCAGGTTAAGATTAAGACCTTTACCCGTCTCCATCAAGAAGGTGTCGATATCAAGACCACCAAGGTTAGCCAACGTCTCAGGAGACTTGATTGCCCTAAGTGCTGCAATAGCAGAAGCAGCAGAGTAACCACCTTCCTTCAACAAAGAACGAGCCACAGAGGTGGTAATCTCTTCGACAAGAACACCCTGAGAGCTTGCCTTCTCAAGGTTAACCAGCATTTCATCTACGCTATTCAACTTGTCTTGGGTAGCTTTCCACTGATCGTCACTCACATTAGAAGGACGAGACAGTCCAACTTTGAGTTGACCCCATTGTGCAGTAAGGTTAGCGATAGCCTGAGGACCAACCGTACCACCCTGTTGGGTATTGACGACAAGAGCACCGAAGTTCTGGTTCAGGAACGTATCGACAGCACCAAGGTAAGCAGCCTCGGATTGTGTCGTCCACTGATAGTCAGCCTTAGCCTTCGACTGGTCAATCTCATTACGGTAGAACGCAAGGTTAGCCTGTTGGCCGATGGCATACTCTACGCGCTGCTCTTGGGTCCAGTTAGGGTTCACAGCAAACGACGCAAGGTAGGAAGCCTGAACCTCAGGTTTAGCAAGAGTGTCTTGGGCGAGTTTAGCCTCGTAGTCTTCCCCGTAGCCAGCCCACGGACGACCAGTAGTCTTTTCGTACACTGCCTTATAGTCGTCGTCAAAAATGATGCCAGCCATTGCGAAGTTACCTGCCAGTTTACGCTCTTCAACCTGAGCGGCAAGCTCACCCTTCTGGTCCCTGACCGCTTGGATACGTTCAAGACCTTGGGTAAAAATAGCGATGTTAGGGTCTTCTTTAGGTGCGCCAGTGGTTCTTTGGCCACGAGAGACAGAGCTAAGGAAACCCTCTCCGATCTGGGCCAGAGCGCCTACCATAGACGGTTGTTCGATTGGTTGATTGAAACGAACATCGCTTGACAGTTTAGGGGCGAAAGCGTCAGCCATTATTCAGAACCTTTCAGGATATTTCGTGCGGCTTGCAGTGCGTACATTTTGTCTTGGACAATAAGGTTGTCTTGGATTTTTTGCCAGTTGGTTTCCATACGGTTTCTGGCTGAACGACGAAGAGATTGCATCTGGGATTGTGAGAAGCCAGAGAAGCTGATACGCTCGTGCAATTCTTGCATCAATGAGATTGCTTTGTCAACATCGTTAGCGTCACCTTCCATGAGGGTAAAGATGAACTCAGCTTCCTTGTTGACTTCCTTACGGAAAGTAGTGAACTTCTTGTCGCTACTAAAGACCTTATCCAGACGTGAGTAGTTCTCTACGACTTCCAAAGGTGTGAAGCCAAGGAGTGCCGTAATGCCATCACCGACAGACATTTCATAGTCAAGCATAGTGCCAGTCTTACTACGGTAGATACCATTGTTAAAGATGCCCATAGCCTTGGCTACGTTGTCGATACCAGAAGGTGTACGCAGGATTTGGATAACGTCTTCCGTAAGGGTAGACGAATGGCCGTAGAACAGAGAAGAAGCAGTGTTAGCGAAAGCATCCCACAGACCAGTCGTGATCTGACCAGACGGACCACCGACAACCTCAAGGAACTTACCCTCAGAGATATTCTTGTAGGTATCCAGAAGTGCTCCAATGGGTGCAAGGCGAGTACCGACACCGATCTGTGCTTCCATGGGGAGAGCAGAAATCATACCGTCGATCAAGCCATACTTAAGCGTCGTGTAGAGAGCACCACCGGGTTCAAGACCAAGTTTCTCCCCTACGTAGTCAGCAGCGTTTGTAAGACCAAAGCCTGTCAGACCGAACATGGGGACCAGAGCAAGAAAAAGTCTACGACGTTCCCAAGGGGTAAAGTTACGACCAACAACGACAGCTTCCATAGCCCGCATGGTATACGCAAGCCATTGTGTCGGTACCTTGAGGATACCTGCCGGACCCGTTTGGATTGCACCACGGGACAGAGAAGACATATTGAAGGTCAGGTCTTGTTCCCTACGGGTAATCCAGTTACGAGCCTGATCCGAGAGGAGAGAAGCCTTAGGGAACTTAGTCTTGAACTCAAGGATAGCCGTGTTCATAGCCGTCATACGAGCCAGACGTTCACCCTGCTTGAAGGGCATAAGGCCGATATCCAAGCCCTTACCGACAAGATTGCTAACATTGTAGGCTGCACCAGAGAGGGTCGTGTAGCGCATATCCTGACCCTTCCAGCCAGAGATACCGAACCCTACGCCCGTACCATCTTCGATAGCGTCACCGTCAACGACAGCACGACCAGAGGTACGGATGAACTCAAGCCACTCACCAGCCTCCTTCTCGCTGATTTCAGCCGCCTTAGCCCAACGCTTAATCACCTCGTCGCTATACCCCATGGCAGAACCCTTTAGGGCTGCACGTAGAGGAACCGTGAGGGCTGCACCCTTCATACCGTGGATTGGGCTGATAGCCATAACAGTGAACGCATGGAACGACTGCATGAAGAATTGCGAGACGTTCATGAAACCAAAAGCTGACTGGAAGCCAATCTTGAGCATAGCGTTGACAGGACCGACACCACCAAGTTCAAGGCCAGTCTTGTTGAATACAAACTCTGCAAACTGTTGGCCGTACTGCTCCATACGGACAGCGTAGTCATCCTGAACGGACATACGACGAAGGGTGATGCTCCGCAGTTCAGTCATACGACGAGCAAATTCATCGTTACCAGTGATTTTAGCTGAACGGAACAGAGCCTCGTAGTCGTTAGAGGAGATACCCGCAGGGAACCAATCGCGGCCCTTCTGTTGAGCTTTCTTGACCCAGCCTACCATGGCATTACGAGCATACGCACGGTTGGTGTAGGTGAACACAGAGTCCCCAAACTGAGCCAGAATGGAGTTTACAGGGTCGTCGTTGTATGCACGTCCGCCACCAAAGTCCATCAGAACCTTGTCGTTACGACGCATGTCGTTCTGAACGTAGTCGTCAATCTTCATACCAGAGAAAATGTCAGAAGCGTCTACGTCTTTCTCAAGCAGATCACCATCACGATTCTTGTAGGTGATATCCCCACGGGTCAAATCCCAACCTTCTTCATCAGCAACCTTCCTAAAGTCTGCTGCGGTCTGGACAGAGGGGTTCCAGTCATTGTTCGCCTGAACGATCTCGTCTAGGTTATCTTCACCGTTTGCAATAGCCTTTTGGATACGACGAAGTTGCTCCGAGGCAAGCTTAGCCTGCTTCTCAGAGAAGGTCGTGAGCATAGCCTTGATGCGCTTGTCACCTATAACGACAAAATAGTTGGCAGAAGGGTTAAGACGTGAACCACCGGGGTTATACCCCATAACGTCAGTAGGGTCTATCAGACGCACTTCCGTAGGGTCAACAACGTATTCTGTACCATCTGCTGTCGGTCGGTCAAGTTTCCAGATGGGGAACTCTTCAGATTCAATATCCTGAATACGAAGTTTAGCCCCTGTGCTTGCGTCAAGGATACGGGCATCCTCTGGGAGAGTAGAACGACCAACCTTCTTAGCAGGGGCGTAGTAGTTGTCTGCAACCTTGATCGTATCCTGATAACCCTTCTCAAGGTAGCGATTGAGCATAGCGTGGGTTTTCAGGAGGTAGTCAGCCTCTTCCACTTGAGCAAGGGCTTCATACGCCTCAAAGGCTTTTTGGTTAGGTGCTTCTCCGTTGGGGTGGAGTTGCTTATACTTTGAGTAGAACTCACCCTCAGTGTAACGTACACGAAGAGATGCGTCGATACCATCCCGAAGCTGGGAGTAAACAGCCTGAACCGTGTAGCGTTCCTTGGCACCAAGACGACTAATCTTGTCGGTATACTCTTCACTGACAGCCTTAACGGCAGCGCGAGAGCTTTCAGCCATCTGAGCCAAAGTGGACAGACGTTGGTTGTCCCGCATAGCAGCCGAACCCATGATGCTGTTGTTCATCACTTTACCAACAGTCTCACGAACAAACGTAGGCTCGATACCGAGAGCTTCATCAATAGCCTCAGGCATACCGCTAAGATTGATGCGTTCACCGACCTCTACGACATAACCCTTGCGAAGATCGTCTGCATCGACAGGAACAATCTCTGCCCGCTCAACCTTCGTCTTGATTTCCTCTACGTAACGCTTAAGGCTTTCAGGAGGATTTCCGTCAGCAAGAGGCTTGAAGGGAGCACCATCCATTGCTCGACCAAAGCGAACCTTGGCGATGTAAGACCCAAGAGCCTCGTAGTCCAACTTAGAGTCGAACACAGGGTTAGAGACTTTCTTAGCGTTCTTCTCTACGATGTCGTCAGCGACAGCCTTGATATCCTCCGCAGTGGCCAAACGACCGAAGGCACCTTTCTTGTACATGTCGTCGATCTGCTGGGCAATGACGTTACCCTCAAACTTACGGGTAAACGGAGACGACAGAGATTTAACAGGCTGAGGGTGGAGATCAAGAGAGGTTGGTCCTACGTTACCAAGGGTCTCAGGGTCTGGGGCAACCTTAAGGATTTCATCAGCAGCCTTAGCACCAGCCTCTGAGCCTTCAATCGCAGCCACACGGCCAACAGTAGTTGAGGATTTTAGTGAACTTTTGACAATAGCCTTACGACCAGATTTGACTAGGACACCAGCGGTACCAGACGTAACGATATCGAAAGCACCCATCAACTGATTGAAGGTTTTGTTTGGGTCGTAACCTGCACCAGAAATCTGAGCCTGAACATCTTGGAAAGCCCCAAGAGTATTCTCACGGAAGATACCCTCTTGGGCTACACTATCTGCGTAGGTTTCAAACCAGATACGAAAGTCAGCAGGAGACATGGTGGAGGCTTTATCAAGAATCTCCATGCCACGAGCTTCGGTCTTTGCCGTAATGTCTTCGTAGGTTCCGATAGGGCTAACTGCACGAAGGAATCTGTCGGCAACGTCTACTGCACGACCAAAGGCTCCCTTGTTCTCCCCGATCTCTTGCATACGATTGGCTACGATTTCGTTAGCAATCTGGTAGTTGGTTGCAATACGAGAATCGACAGCAGAGTAGTCAGAGTTAGTTACTGTTAGAGCTTGTTCAATATAGAAGTCTGGGTTGCTTCCAAAGTCATTCTGCTTGATGCCGATGCTTTGAGCAGCAGCTTGAAGCTCCTCAGCAGACATGCCAGTAGCATAACCTTTGATGAAGGCATCGTAGATAGCGTTACTGTTCTTGTCTTGTACCGCAGCCTTAGCCTCTGTCGTTGGCTGGTCAAGGCCCGTTACAGCAATAATGTCGTCCTTACGGTCAGGACGTTGCTCAGCAGGTATTCCGTATTGCCCATCAAGAGTTTTGATATTGATATTGTAACCGAGAGGCAGATTTGTCATTACTGGGCACCGACACCAGAGAGGAGATCAGGTTGTGCAGCCTGCTTACCGCCACCGAAGAGAGCGTTAGCTCCACCAAAGGTATCGAACATCTGGAAGCCTAGACCAGAAATAGCCCCAAGGGTACTTGCCTTCTGGCCAAGATTTGAGATATTAGCCGACAGACCTGACATCTGGCTAGCAAACCCAAGTGAACCACCAAGCTGTGAGCCAAGGGATGCTGTGCCACCAGCGACACCAGAACTTCCTACGGCACCAGAAGCCTGTCCAGTCGCCAGAGTTTGAGCACGACGAATCTGTGCCTCTCGGATAGCTTGACGCTGCGACTGACGGGTAGCCAGTTGCTGTTGCTGCTGTTGTTGCTTAGCCATTTTACGCTGAGCACTTGCAGAACCTACTGCCGATACTGTTCCAATAACTGCTGCAATTGCCGCCATTTTACACCTCGTATTTATAGACCGTAAGATCATCTTTATGACTTACGAATTGAAATCCAAGGCCACCTAGAAGCCTTTTGATCTTGATGTTGTCCTTAGGGACTGCTGCCCATAGGTGGGTGTGGCCCATAGCTTTTAGAAAGTTTGACCAAGCCTCTAGTTGGATAGTCATGTCTTTGAATACTTCTTTAGTGAACTTGTTGATCTCACGTAGGTGAACGATAACGTATTCTTCACTGTACTCTAGCCTGAAAACGTACCCGTCTGCCTTAACGATCAAGTCCTTAGAAGCGTTGGTTGGTTGCATTAACTACACCGTACCCAATCAGAACGAAGTCTTTGCCTTGCTCACTGTCGAAGCGTAGGCGCACTGAACGTCCACGACCACGGAGTTTAAGACGACTGGTGATAACCGTATTGGGATACCCGAACTCTGTCAAATCAGCAGGGTTAACGACAGGGGTTTGTTTGTAACGATAGGCTTGTTGCGCTACGCTAGATGCCGAGGTGCTAAAGTCCCAGTACGACGACACAAGAAGGCCAGAGGTGTTGATAGGTTCGTAGCCTACACCTGTGTTGAACCAACCTTCCTCGGTGACCCGCATGTAAGTCACGATGTAAGGAGAGTTCTTCTGTCGTACCAGATCACTGATGAAATCGTACCCAGCCTCAGCAAACGACGAATAGTTAGCGTCACCCCAGTCTAGGAAGTCTTTGCCAGAGAAGGCACCCATGGTAAGGCTTCCAGTAGCCCCATCACGGATCAACAGAACGATGGCAGGGTTCCCCGTAGCAAAGTCCGTCAACTGCGTAGAAACGACATCATCTGCTCCCTGCACTACGTCGTCACCGTTAGGTAGAACAACGTCAAGGACAAGACCATCAGAGCCGTAGCCAGAGTAGACTGCAAGACCCATGATGTAATCCGTAGTGAAGGCTTCATCAGACACCTTCCAAGGGTAAAACGCACCCAAGGGAATATCAAGGATCAGGAAGTTGTTGAGCTTGTTTGCGTTAGGCTCGTTAGCGTTAGGGTACGCCCAGTAAATCTTCTTATTCAGTCTGTCGTAGGTAGCCTTAACGAGGGCACGAGGAGCAGGTCCGATGTTGTCCCAGAAGGTCTGGATTGTCGTCAGACTGATATTCTGCTCCGTAGGGTTGCCACTTGCTTCGTCGAACTGCAAGGTATGGATACCCGTCTTAGACCACCAGAACGGAACACCCTCTGCTTCGACAAAAGAATCTGCCGTGAGCATACCAGTATACGACACACGACGCAAAGAGTACTCGGTAGCACGGAAGACGTTATCGACACCATTAATAGACCAGACACCGTTATCCGCGAAGATGAACAGGTTTGCACCAAAGGAGTAAAGGTACTTGATGTTCACTGCATCAGGAATCCGAACCATACCACCGTCGGTATCCAAGAGGTCACTGATTTCTTCTGACGTAGGGTCATTAACTTGGAAGCAATCACCAAGCTCACTCAACGTCTCAATCTGTCGTGAGAAGAGAATGACACCAGAGTTCTTAGCACTCTCAAGGCCAGCGTAGAAGATACGACCAGCAAAGGACTCTACAGCTTTGAAGCGAGAAGTCTCTACGTCAGCAGGGATGCCAGCAATGCCAGAGACTAGGGAGCGGTCCTTGTTGAAGAAGTCTAGGATGTATGTGCCGTTACCGATGAGGCTAGTGCCAGAGAATACTTTCTCCCACTCAGTCTTCGAGAAGTTACCGCTAGTGTCCTTGCCAGAGTACCAAGGGAGCGTCAGAGGAGGGTATGAACCAAATGCCGTGAGGGCAGCACTGCCTTTAACACCTGACCATCCAGCGTTGGCCGTATCGTACTTACGCTGCACAGAAGCAGAGGCTGTAGCGATAGAGGTGCTGTAGGTGCTCTTATCCCCGAGCCACTCAAAGTCACGGATACGGAAGCTAATCTGAGTTGTCGTTAGAACACCCGTGGTGTTGTCACGCTGAATGTAGATCGTGTTGATAGCCGGGGAGGTAACGACAAGAGCACCGTTGATGGATGCAAACTGGCACCCTACGTTAGCTGCACCTACGCTACCAGATACTTCGTAGGACGACAGATCAACAGTCTCAGCAATCTCGTGGGAAGAATAGGGGAGACCCAGTTTGTTGTAGAAGCGTAGCGTAGAGCCTGTCTGAATGACAAGAAACTCAAGACCTGACTGGCCCCCTACGTTCTCCCATGTGCCGTTGTTGAACAGCGTAGAGGCGCTTACAGTAAACGACGAAAGAACATTGCTGTCTTCTACCTTGGCTGCTAGACGACGACGACGTGAGCCATCCCTACGGAGGTCACAGTTAAGTTCATCTACCGATGCGTCAGCAGGGAACGTAAGCTCACCGAACTCGGTAATCAGACCCTTTACAAAAGTGTTAACCGCTTTCTGAGTTAGACTTTGGGGCATCTTTTAAGGCTTTCCGTTCTTCTCGTTCTTTAGCGAAGTTTTCTCTACGAGCAGCAATAGTTTCTTTCTTATTCCGCAGGTAGAACTCAACGGCTTCTTTAGCCTTGGGGATGGAAGAGTACTTACCACTCAACTCGGCAGGCGTTGGCCCTTGGTCTGGTACAATTTCAAAGAAGATGTATCCGCTACGATCTTTCTTGATTGTCAGAGCCTGTACCATTTTCTCTGGGCAACGACAGATACAGATTTGTTTGTCGGGGTAGTCTTCAAAGTCTACAAGCATTAGTTCCTGCCGTACTGGTTTCTTACGTTAGGGCGTTTAGTCCGATACATGTCATTCTGGACAAAGGATTTCAAACGACGAGCAGCCTGTTCTACCTTGGGATCGCTACCGCTCTTGAACAACGAGAAGCAGGTAGACTTAGCCTCAGCCAAAAGGTAAGGCATCATCGTGTCGTCAAGGTCAGGAATGAACCCGTCAGCGATGGTAAACGTAGGGTATACCGTACCATAGGCCCGTGTCTTAGATGCCTGTAGGATCGACTCTACGGAGCTATCGTAGGCGTTCATAACAATGTGCAGATCATCAAAGGACGTGTAATACGTAGGCATCCTGTCGCTGAATACGACGAGAGAAGTATTAGCAGCCTCGTCAGGAACGACAAGAGAAGTACCAGCAACACTAGCAGGCATACGGCTTAGGAAGTCGAGAGGCTCTACAAAGTAGATGGTGCCGTAGTTAACTCCACCCGAGGTGTCTACGTTATACGACAGAGAAACAATCTCTTTGGTGTTCGTCGGATACGTAAAGTGCGTAGGGCGCGTAGAGGACGACAGAGAAGTAAGCTTGAGCAGTTGGTGGTGCTCAGGGATATTACGTGCAGCAATGATGTTGTAGTAGGTGTCCTCAATGACAGAGGCAATCTGCTGGGCCTCTACAGTGTCACCGATGGAGTTTACAGCCTCAGAGTCCATATCACTAAGGATCGACCCTACCATCTCCAAGAGAGTCTTTTTCATTATGCTGCGATCCCAAAGATGCGAAGGTAGCCAGAAGCAAAGTTAAGGGTAGCTGCCGAGTTAGCCTTAACGAAGACTTCAAGGTAATTGTTAGTAGCCATGGTGGTATCGAAGCTAAAGGAGATTGTGTGCCACGAACTAGAATCAGAGGTGGTAATAACTCGGCTACCCACAAGCTCTGTGCCGTTCTTGTAAAGAACCATCTCTACTTGACGTGCAGTACCTGACGCCTGCTGGATAGAGAACGACGCATCAATAGAAGCATTAATAGTTTCGGTCCCATCGTAACGCACACGAGCGTTAGGGGACGACAGGCCTGTAAATCCGTTGTTAACAGACGTACTGAACGTAGGGTTCAATACCGTATCAGATGTAGTAACGGAATGTGCGTAAGGGGAACCAGTGGAGAACGTCAGGTACCCACCGAAGATACGACTATTCTCTACCCAAACCCCTGAACCTGCACCATTGGCTACGTAGATTTGACCTGCGAGAGCCGTAGAGATGCCCCGAGGCTCGTGCAAATACGGGTCTGTAAGCGTGTTATGATTTACATTTGCCAAGTTAGCACCTATTGGACTTAGAGATGTTTATGTCAGATGGAAGGATTTGAAGATTCCATGGAACGTGAAGGCCACATACATTCTTACCTTGAATAGGGACTATATGGTCTACGTGGTATTTTTCACCGGAGATTGCGTACAAGTCGTTAGCCAGCCAGTAGTAATTTGAAATAGCTTCTGTTTGAGCTTTGGTGAGCCAAGTTGGGGTAGCTTTGCGTTTACAGTGCAGTCTCTTAGTATAGTTAGCCAGATACTTACTTTTGTTCAATCTGTAGTACTGGATACCTTTCTCTCGGATAACATCCCTACGTTCATTCTTGTACTCTTGTGTACGACGACAAACAGATTCTTTATTCTTCGAGTACCAACCGTTATTGTCTTGTTTCGTACACTCTTTACACTTACCTCTAAGACCATCCTTTGTGTTCTTACTTGAGTAGAACATGGTAGCACTAAGTGTTTGGTTGCATTTCTTACAGACCTTAACCTCAGTAGCCATACGTTGAGTCCTTAAGTCAGTTTATCTTACTAGTGTGTCGTAACTCTACGTTAGCTGCTATAGAGATATAGTATATATTCATCGGGTGGCAGCTTAAGCTTATTATACACTGTTTTTAGAGTTTGTCAACTATGTTCGTAACAAACCGTAAGAAGAGTGTGGGGTGTCACACTTAAGCAACACCCCTAGAGTCAATTACTCGACTTTGATGTACTCGATGATGAGCTTAGCAGCACCACCAGTGAAGGCAGCAGTGCCCCAGTTCCAGCCGACGTAGGCAGCAGCGCCACCCACAGTCACCAGACCCGACACCTGAGCACCGTCACACTGCACCACATCACCGTCTGCGTCGATAGCAGTCAGGGCAATCGTAGCGTCGATACCGTCAGCGTCAATGGCAGTGCCAGCAGCGTTGTAGGTACCGATGGTCAGCGTAGCCGAACCACCCGAGGTGAACGGCGAGGTGATGACAAGATCAGCGTTCACAATGATGCAGTTAGCGGGCAGGGTAGGTGCCAACTGGTCAATGTTCGAAGCACCAAACGACGAACCAGTGTTAGCCGAAGTAATATCGACAACAAGGGTCTGGCGCGAGGCACGTGCGGTAACCCCTTCACCACCAACGGCACCTTGGGCACCGTCAGTAAGGATGAAAAGGCCGTCAGCGTTAGTGTAAGACATGAGTTATCCCTCCTAATTACACGTTGGTTTTCGTGATGACACGAACCATGTTCTCGGGACGGTACAGCTTAACACCGTAGCGAGCAGTCGTAACATACTCGTGACGCTGGAT